CAAAGATCGGACTGGATGCCGAAAAAGTTGGATATCTACTTTACACCAAGTTAAAGTTGCACGAACTATACCCTCGCAAGTTGATGGACGAAAACATTTTTAACATTTTAACCGACCACCAAATTAATAGAATTCTAACCCTAGCAACTTACGGTTACAATTGCAGCGAAATTGCTGAGGATCAAAAATTGGAATTTCGCAAGGTAAAAAAGTTGCTGGACGTGGCCCAGTCAAAAAATATGATTGAAAAAAAAGTATAAAATCTTTTTTATTTCTTAGATTCTTTTTAACATTGCTAAACTTTAAACCAAACACCAATGAAAAAAGCAACCAAAGTAATCGGAAAAATCCTTTACATCATTTTTGCCTTTGCGCCAATATTTGCGCTGGGCTATTTGCTAGGCCTTAAATTATTGTAAACCTTTAAAAAAAACACCTATGGAAACGATTAAAATTAAAGCACGCACCTACACGGAAAACGAGTTTGAAATTCCTAAGTATTTTAAAATCGCCCATCATTTTTATATGATCTTGGACGACAAGAATTACTTGTTTGTAAAATCTAACTTGGACGAGTTTTTTTATCCTGAAATTTCAATTGGCAAAAATGAGGCATTTGCCAGCCGCTGGATGCAATACCTACAAAGCCAGGATTTAATCGCAATTAGCGAGCAAGAATTTAAAGACGAGTATACAAAAGCCAATGTTTTACTTTTAAACTTTCTTAACTAATGGAATCAACCGACTCACAAAACGCGCTTATCAAGGGATGGCTTTTAAATGGCTATTCCTTAACCCAACAGGAGGCACTTACGCAGTTTGGATGCTTTAGGCTTGCCGCCAGGATTGCAAACCTTAAAGACAAAGGTTTAAACATTGTGACCAATATGGTTACCTTGGAGAATGGTAAACGAGTTGCACGCTATATTTTAAAGAAATGACACGAGAGGAAATAATTTTGGAGTTAAACCACAGGGCAACCCAAAAGTACTTGGTTTACTTGGCGCTTCAAGAAATAATGCTGGATTATTACGAGGACGTGACAATGCTCAAGGCTTTTGACGGTGATCTAAAAACCAAGCACAAAAATATGATTAACGCCTTAAAACGTAAGTCGACCGAGGCGTTTAGGTTTTTGGAAAATTACGACGGCGGCGAAGTAACTATAAAACAGTTCCACGAGTTCGTCAGTTTATTTGAGCGCTTGCACAATTCAATCGACCAGGGCGGTGCATTATTTCACGACTGCTTGGCAGCGATTGAGCAAATTTTAAATAATTATGAAGCGTCGCAAAGTAACGGATAAAGAAAAAGATTTAATCTTTGAAGGCTGGCAAGATCGAAAGCCAATTAAGGTAATTGCTGCAGAACTTGGCAGATGTTATGGCACAATTTATACTGAACTAAAGCGTCGGTATTTAGTTGGATAAATTAGAAATTGTTATATTTGTTTATTGAATGACACATTTAAGAGGTCGGAGCCTTAAATGTTTCATAGGTGAAAACCAACCAGCCCCATCGTCTCCGACCCGATTGGGGCTTTTTTATTTTATGGAAGGGAAAAAATCTTTTGTATTGTACACGGATCAAAGAGAAGTCTTTGAAGAATTGACCGACCAGGACGCTGGAAAATTAATTAAGCATATTTTTGCCTATGTCAATGACGAGGACCCAATAACAGAGGACAAACTTTTAAAGGTTGCGTTTTTACCAATTAAAACACAACTAAAAAGGGACCTAAAAATTTGGGACGAAAAAAAACATTTAAGGGTTGAGGCTGGCAAAAAAGGAGGTTTAGCAAAGGCTAGCAATGCTAAGCAAATTCTAGCAAATCCTAGCAATGCTACAAATGATGTAGCAAACCTACCTGTTAATGTAAATGGTAATGTTATTGTAAATGATAATGTTATTGTAAATGATAATGTAAATAAACAAATAAGCGCTGGCGCGTTTTTGTCTTTGGAAGATATTTTTATTGATTTTAAAAAAGAAAAGCCTTTAAAGCGTCCGTATTTTGATAGAATGGCCCAAATACATTCTAGAGATACCGAAACAATCGAAAAGCAATTTGAAAAATGGGCAATTTTAAAAGAGGGCGAAAATATGACAATAGCCAAGGCTGAAAATAGTTTTAACCTTTACCTTGTAAACAATTTAAAAACGAGTTACAAGCCATCCGAAAAACCAAAAAGTCGAAACGTTTTCGACGAAATTTATGAAGATTTGCAACGAGAAAAACACCTAAAAAATGAATGAGATAATTTTAACGCACCTCCGCAAAATGGAATTTGTTTGCGGGCTTAAGCAATTTAAAGAATACAAAAAAGAAGAAGCCAACGAATTGCTGGCTTGCCTTAGAAAGTTGTTTGGTTCCTATGGCTGGATGACAGATCAGCGAGTTGAATACATTTTACACGCTGGAATGCGTGGCCAATACGGAGATTTTTACCACGTTAACGAAAAGACTGTAAGCGTTTGGATAAACCAATATTACGCGCACCACCAAAGCCAAATCGTTCAAGAAGTCCAAGCGCTAAACAACAAGGAGCGAGAATACACAAACGAAGAGATTGAGCATTGGAAAGAAATTGGGCGCCAAACTTTTCGCGAAAATTACCAGCACGCAAAAGAAACTGGAACTTGCAGACACATTGCTGAATGGGGAGTTTATTGGTTTAACAGATTTCAAGAAAAAGGAATTTTAAAACCTTGGGAGTTTAACGTTGAAGAGTTAGAAAGCGACGTTCGCCGCGAATTGCGTTTGACGACGCGATACGTTGAGGAGTCAACAGTTGGGGCCAAAACCAAGAATAAGATTTGGAAATTGTTTATTTTACAAGCGATTAAGGACGGAAAAAACTTGGATCAGTTAATATGAGGCACGGCTCATTGTTTAGCGGAATTGGAGGCTTTGATTTAGCCTCTGAGTGGATGGGTTGGGAAAACGTTTTCCATTGCGAATGGAATGAGTTTGGACAAAAAGTTTTAAAATATTACTGGCCTAAAGCAATTACTTATAATGATATCACCAAGACAGATTTTACTATTCACCGAGGAACAATTGACATCCTTACAGGCGGATTCCCTTGCCAGCCCTACTCATCCGCTGGGAAGCGACTCGGAAAAGAAGACGAGCGCCATTTATGGCCCGAGATGCTTAGAGCAATTCGAGAGATTCAGCCGACCTGGGTTGTGGGCGAAAACGTTCGCGGGCTTACTAATTGGAATGGAGGGCTGGTATTCGACGAAGTGCAGGCTGACTTGGAAACTCAAGGCTACGAAGTCACACCGTTTTTACTTCCTGCTTGTGGCGTCAACGCCCCCCACAAAAGAGACAGAATTTGGTTTGTTGCTTACTCCAAGTCTTGTGCAGATAGCAGAAACTCCAGAGGAATATCAGACGAGACAAAAGAAGAGGACAGAAAATGGATTGAATCAATCACCTCACCCCAACAACAAATACAATTGCCTACTAAGTCAAATCCTTTATTCGGGAATGTTTCCAACTCCATCAGCAAGGGATTACAAGGATGCACAAACTCCGGAGAAATACGAAGCGAGAAAGGAAATTTGGAAAGAAAAAGGGATAAACTTGCAGTTAAATCTCCCTCAGTTTATAAACAATCAAATGATACCAACTCCGATGGCATCGGATTGCGGAGACAAGGTGACAGGATTGGAAACTCAAGATTCATTGGTAAAAATAGCAAGGGAAATAACTGGCAAAACTTCCCAACTGTCTCCCCAATTTGTGATGGAAATGATGGGCTTTCCGACAGATTGGACGGAATTACCTTTTCTAAATGGCGGAACGAATCAATCAAAGCAGGAGGAAACGCAGTAGTTCCGCAAGTAGTTTACCAAATATTTAAAGCAATAGATCAATACAATCAATTAAATAAACAATTAACACTATGAGCAAAATTTACGGCGGTAACGCGAAGATTATCCAAACAAAATTTGGCCAAATGACTAAAATTAGCCAAAGCAGAAGCGATTTAGAAAAGTTGCTAAAGTACCTAAACGAAAACGATACTGAATGGGTTAACCTTGTATTAAAGGAAAAGACCGAAAAGGTAGAAGGCAAGCCGACTCACTACTTAGAGGTTGACGAATGGAAGCCAGTTCAAGTGGCTAATAAAAACCAAGGCAATTTTAAGCCCGTAGAGAAGCGAATAGTTGAAAATGACGCCTTACCTTTCTAAATGAAAAAAAACGATTTATACGCAATCTTTGTGGCGCTAGTAGGCATTTGCTTGCTAGTGCTGCTAAAAATTGCCAGCCTTTTGCTTTTTATGGTATTGCTAGCATTGTGGACGTTGGCTTGGTCTTGGATTTACGAGCGTTGTAAATGATTCAATTTAAAATAAACGAAAAGCCTTTAAGCGTTAATTTGGCTTGGCAAGGGAAACGTTTTAAAACGCCAGCCTACAAAGACTATGAAAAGGCAATGCTTATGCAAATGCCGCCGAAAAAGATTGATTCAAACCAAATGCTTAGAGTCGAGTTTTTCTTTGGATTTAGCAACCAGGCAAGTGACTTGGACAACCCAGTTAAGTTGTTAATGGACATTGCGCAGAAAAAATACGGGTTTAACGATTCTAAAGTTTTCGAGTTAAACGTTCGCAAATGCATTGTAAAAAAAGGCGAGGAGTTCATACAAATGGGGATTTATTCGCTTTTGCCTTTTTAACAAAAATCACCTTTATAACTTGGAATTAAATCGCAACCTTATATTTGCGTAAAGATTAAAACAATGAGCATTTACGAGGGTTTACTAATTAAGAAAGCACGCAAAGCCGCTGGGTACAACCAACTGGATTTGTGTAAGAAAATTGGATTAAGTCACGCGCCAATTAACCACGTCGAAAACGGCTTGGAGTCAATTAGCCTTTTTAACTTGCGAAAAATATGCGACGAGATTGGTTTGGAAGTAATTATAAAGCGAAAAGATGGCTAAAGGTTACCCGATTTCAAAGCCTGACTATTCCTTGGAGATTCGTTACCGATTAAGAGACGGCAACTGGTCGCCTTGGTCAAACAAAGGCAAGGGGAAATTTGAGTGCATTGAAC